CATACAGGATGATTTATTGTTATAGAAAAATCTTTTTTAGGATTAGAGTATGGATGTACTATTGTGAATAAATTATCTGTCACTTTTCTTTCAACATCTTCTGCAATTCAGCAGTACTCCCCACAAACAATGCATTTGTCACATTCTTTGGTGCGTTGTTAGGAACCTCTTTAAGTTTTCTCATCTTCTCTTGAAGGTCACCAAGTTTTTCAGTGACTTCAGCAACCTGTTTGATAAGGTTTCCGGCAACTTCGTATGCTCGTGGATGGTCCGATTCTTTGGCGAGTTCCAGTATTCCTTCCACTGCATCCGTTCCTCTTTCGACCAAATTGTAAAAGTTTTGTCGTTGGTATTCATAATCTCTCTCCACATGTTCATTCGCATCACCCCAATCTTCTTGAGGTAATGGCATCACTTCTTGTTTTTTATTGTCAGTTGAAATTTCTTCTACTATGCCTAATGCTTTATCAATTGTGTTATTCATCTTCGCCTGTCACTGGGTTAAAGTTTTTCGCATCCGTAAAGAATGATGTAGTTTCGTTAAATCCAAAATCGTCATCTGCATCAGCACTAACTGGGTCTGGTGTAACTGTATATCGCTGTTCTCTTGCTGGTGATTTGTCAGGAAGATCAAGGTACTGATCAACTTGAGCAGTTTTAATAACACCACTAGATGTAACAGGGCCATACAAATAAAATTTAGCAGTAAAATCTAATGTGTAAATAATAGCTCTTCTAGCTTCAAACTCACCTTGATAATTATCTTCATAGTTGATACCATTTAAAACAATGGGAATATCTCTTTTAATTGACATATCAGGAATGTCATTTATTGTTATTGTATAATCAGGTTGAAAGAAAGGTAAAATTTGTTCCACAATTTGTAGTGCATCATCTGATTGTTTTGCTAAAATATATAGTTGTATAGAAAGGTTGTATGGCACTGGCATAAATTGTGTATCAATCGTTTTCGTATTATTCCCCGTGTTTTTTTTCTTAAACTTTTGAACCCTATTTAATTTTCTAGCTGAATCATAAGAAAGATTTTGTATTTCAAACCCAATACGAGGTAGAGTTAAAGCTACTTTACTTGAAAGGTCTGCATCTGCCCTGAGACGCACTAAAAACTTTTCTCTTGGGCCATATGCAAGAGGAACTTTCATAGACTGAGCAATATTACCAGAACTATCTTTGCGAACTAGTTGTATATTATTAAATGTTGTACCGAATCCTACGATTACTTTGCGTATAGTTTCGTGATAAAACTGCTGCCCTAACATCGTATATTATCCCCCTACATCACCAAACGGATTTTTCTCACTGAAGTCTAGAACCGAATTTTCAGCAGTTGCTGAAATTGACCCATCTTCTGTTTCAAATAACTCATTTTGCGCCTGATTATCTACATTATTTTCTGTCGTACCGTCACCTAATATATATGTTTCTTGTAACAGGAACTCTCCTGTCTCTGAAAGAACAACACCAGCAGATGTTGTCATGTCACTAGTTTCTAGTGCCACTATTTCGTCACCATCTGTATCATTAGCATTTTCATGCACAATTCTGCCAATCTCATCCTCTAGGAACAGTGCGTCAATTGATGCCGAATCTTGTTCCATAGTGAATTGATGTGTTAGAGTATCAAGCGACAAGCTGTCTTCAATTGCATCAATAGCAGAAATATCTGTGTCCAATGCTTCAGAACTATATTCAAACAATCTACAACGCATTTTGTAAACTGGATTATTATCCAATTGGAAATATGGTTCGTCATGATCAACAAAATTTATCTGAAACAATTTTGATAGTATAGGATGAAAAATCAAATCACCCTCTAATGGTCGATCTGAATTTGTAGATGTTGCTTCTGAAATAATATAACCACTCTCAAAGGATGCTGAAGCCTCAACAGTTGCACTATCGAGAGTTCCATCTTCCAATAATATTGAACCACTAAGCGTATCAGTTCCAGATTCTATTGTGACCTGCTTAGTCAATTCTTGAAATCTAGTTTTAGAAACAACGAATGTTGCTTCACTCAAGTTCTGTAAACCAAATTGACTCATCATTTCTTTTTCACCACCAAATCCACCTTCATTATTCTCCATATACATTTCAATTTTTGCTTGAGTGGTAAACTTAGCTAAACTGTCTACGCCAAGAATTTTATCTTCATTAACAAGAGTTCTATCAAGATAATGGACATCATGGCCATGAATCTGTATTGCTTCAATAACTAAATTGCTATAAAGACTTTGTTCTGTAGCAATTGCTGAAACATTGCTTGTGTGAAATGCTGAATTGACCGCCATGAGTTAACCTATCTGATACATGGGTGGTAATTCAAAAGCTAGTTGTATTTGTTCTTCTAATCTTAGGATTTCCTCTTGAGCTTGACTGTATAAAGTTTCTCCATTCATTGTTACACCACCTAACATAGTGACGCCATTAAATTTGCTAAGATTTGCTCCCCACTGTCTTTTCAACAATGCTGTCGCATATCTTTTTAAATAGATATCATCAAATATATCTGTGTATGTGGTGGGATCAAGTTTTCTAAAACATTCTATTAAAATAAAATCCTCATCAGCTGTTACATCATTTGCCCAATCCATATCAATATATAAACGGTTTTGGTGTTGGTTAAATCTTATGGGTGTTTCTCCAACCAAAATATGCTCTAGAAAATCTAAATGTTTCATCGTCATATCATAATGAAGTATTGACTGCGAAGAAAAATCATATAAATCATTTAATCTCAATTGATAACGAACATCAAACATATTTGATGTTGAACCTTCATTGAAAGGGTATACTTGAATAACTGATACTACTGAATCTGGAACAGGAATCCAATTATTACCTTCTAACCAATCAGCAGTTACAGTGCTATCAATTTTGTCTGTAGCAGTTGCAGTGTCATTTGCTCTTGCTCTTGTTACCTCGGCACTTGTGATAAGATGCTTTAAATACATTCTCTCAACACCATCATAGTGATATTGAGCGAAATATTGCAATGCTTCATCTATACGATCATCTGCTTGGTCATCAGATACATTGATATCGATAACACCAAATCCAAGATTTCTTAGACAGTATGATTTAAATGTTGCTTTTGTTGTTGGTATGGCCATTACTTATCTACCAATTGTTGCAAGAGATTTTTGATTTCATGCATCTCTGATTTTAAAGTATTTATCTCTCTGGTTGCGTTTCTAATTTGATCTCGTTGTTCTTCTTCTTGTTGTTGTTTTGCTTTAACATCATTTGCCTGACGAACTGCTTTCTCATATGCGCTTTTATTTCGATTTATAACAACGCCTGGAACATTGGCGTCTTTAGCTAAATCTGGATGACCTTCAATACGTTGATAATTATCTGACATTACAGCGCCAATGCTAATGCTCTTAAATCGCTAAGTCTGGGAACAGCAGATTGATTAGTGCTTTGCATAATAATTTTAATTGAGAATGAAATAAATTCTGGTAAGGGATCGCCAATACCATCATCAGTCACTCCAGCACTGTATGTATATTCTTGAAAATCATTAACTGCCAAAGAAGAATTGACAACCAAATCTGATGTTCCGGTAGTATTGAAGAACTGATATGGTAAATCATCAAAATCTATTGAATCTTCACTTGACAAAGTTTTAAACATTACTTTAATAGTAGCGTCGGCAGGCCTATTAGCAGCAAGCAATACTTTTAATGCCGTTGCTGGATTTTCTAATATAACTTTTTTAGTTACATAAATTGCAGCATTATTATCTCCTTCAGCTTCTGTTGAAGGAATAAAAGTGAGGTTTGATGCGAGATCAGAGGAACTGTCAATCTTATTAATTCTATTCATTACAGAAATCCAAGATGACCTTTGCAAATCAATTGCTGGACTTAAATTTGACCTTGTAGATTTCATATTAATTCTTGTTAAATATGATTTAGCCCCACCCATTTCATTTGTTTCATTGATTGGGGAAGCAATCATGCGAGTAGTATCAAAATCAGTATTATCATTTATGGCAATTTTTGATTCATTTGCTTCTGATCTTCTACTAAAGGAAGTTTCACTACCAGAAACACTTGTTGCCGATGTTGTTCTTGCAAAAGCAGTTATACCTGTTTGTTCTAAGTCTAAAGAACTTATTTGAAGAACACCAGTATTCATAATATGATTTTCTGAAGCAGTAACAACTGTTCCACCATTCTCAGCCGATGATCCTGCGCCACCATCAAATGCTGGACTACTTGAAAGAGTTACACTGTACGAATCGATATCAATATTAGCAATTGAAGTAAATGTTTTGTTCACTTCAATGAATGGCACCTTATGTATTTGATATAATTCTACAACTGAACCAGCAGCATGAGCCGCCGCAGTTGTGTCACCTTGAGCCCTAGTTACAGCAGAAACTGCCGTATCGGTAATTGCTGTAAAAAACATAATTTCATCATTAATTTTAATATACCAACGAGAAGTGGAATCTACTGACCCTGCAAATTTTCCACTAGTATTGCCGAAATTTGCGCCACTAACTAATGACAAAGTAGTGGCAGTAGAAGTAATACCAGCACTTAGAGTTGTTGATAATCCAGACTTAGCTCCAGCAATAGTTACATTGTTTGTAGTAGTATACATACCATGATCTTTATGATTTATTTTTAAAGCAGTATCCCCATGAGTAAATGATAGAGGATTATTCAATAAAGTTCTGCTAGGCACAGGACTATTATGGAGAGTCAAATTTCCTAAACCATCATCATCACTAAAACCTTTTATTGCACCATCACTTGATCCAACTTCAAACAAAGCTGCATTCATTGTTATTTTTAAATCTTCCATTGGAGATATTGCCCATGCCCGATCATTACTAGATTTAAACAATGTTCCCATAAGTGGTTGTTTATCTAATTTTTTTCCACCCAATAAACTATCTTCTCCTAATCTTGCAATAAATATTTTATATTCTGGAGAATGTGAACTTACCACAACACAATATTCAGTGCCTTCCATAATGTATACAGGAGACTCAAATGTAAATTTTGTTGGAACATCACCAAGTGTTGATGTGGACACATCTGTTGGAGACAATACTTTTCTACTAAACACTAATCTTTTAGATGTTGGATATCCATTCAAGGTTTCTCTAATTTCAACAAATACAGGTAAAACATCATCTTTCCCAAAAAAGAAAAGTTCAACGGAAGTAAGGAATGCACCACCTCGAAAAGTATCTCCAGCCGCATTTTTGCCAGGATCAGGTGGAATCTCAAATGTTTGAGCCAATGGTTGAATTGACGCAGTGGGGAAATTTTTTGACATTATTTTATTCCTTCAGATTTACTATTAAATTTTCTTTCAAATTCATCTTTCATACTACCTTCATATGCATTAGTTTTTCCAGATAAATAATCTTCACCCCATGAGCCACCCTCTGCCGCTCTCACTGCCCGACCTCTAATTGTTCTCATTCCATCTGCTATATAAGAATAGTTGTCCTTAGTTTCAAAGTTGTAAATAACTTGTGTCTCTAACTCCCCTTGAGCGGGCTCAACTCTTGTTATTTCAACTAAATTATTATCGGGCCCAAGAACAGTATCACCTACGTTTAACCATTGAACAATGGCTGCTGTACCATCCCCCTTAATCATCCATTCAGTTCCAGAAACCATAGAATCATTTAAGTGCCATATTTTTACAGTTCCCACAAGAAGAGAAATAATAGGTTTAACTTCTAGTGCTGTATGCCAACGCCTTGTCTTACTAGTTTCTGGATAAGACATAACCATATCACCTATTTTCAAATCTTCAATATTACGATAAGTACTATCTCCCATTAGAACTTGTGTGCCCGCAATCCAGCAACCGCCATCGCCATCTGAATCAGAATCACCATCAGAATCACCACCACCATCTGCATCTGCATCAGCATCACCATCACTGTCATCACCATCCCAATTATTGCCCCCCGTGTCTGGCGTTGCATTGTAAGTGTATACAGGTGCTGGCGGAGGAGGTGGTGGTCTTAATGCCAAAGATACATTTTGATATTGGTCAAACATTCCAGTAGCAAAATATATGGTAAATCCGTCTGTTTCAGTTTCCCGACCATTTGAATTTGCATCATATTTTTTTCTTATAGGATTGTCGATATTTAACATATCACCTCTAGTTGAATCACTACTAAGTTTAAATTCAACTTCTCCTGTAGGAAATTTTGGATTGCCAGGAGTAATTGGGTCTGGTATATTAAACACACCCTCAATTCTTCCAGCAGAATCAGTTATCAACGGATTTGGTGAAATATATTGTGATACTGGCCTATTATTAAAATATGCATATAATCTTGTTCTAGGTTTAAATCCAGTTCCAGTAAAATTAACAGTTTGTGATCTAATGAATGGACGAACACCTTTAGTTGTTATTCGATATCCATTTCCCTGTCTTTCAATATTCGCAATTGCTTTAGTTGCAACTTCAAGTTTTTTTGTTTTTGATTCTATTGATCTTACAAATCTATTATTTTCAAATTCGTCGCCAGGATCAGTTTGTTCAACAACACCCATCCATTGAGATTGCCAAGAATTCCACATAGCGCCCAAAACATGATCTGGAGTTGCAGCTGCAAAATCAAAATCATGAGCAACACTTACAGTAATTGATGGCCTAACTTCAGTTTCAAACCAATCATCACCAAAAGGAGAAAGTTCAATGGTGCCTTTCCATATACTATTACTAAACGG